CTGAGAAGAGGCGGATTCGGTAACTCACCCAGAGAAATCCCAAAGGGATTGCTCCGGAGCAGCCAACCGTTGCCAAGGACAGGGAGCCAGAGTCGTAGAGAGTTAAATCTCCAGCGACAGGCCCGCACCTGATCTTCTTCCCATTTCCCGCACGATACATCTCTTTTTGAGAGAAGCTGAGCGAAACTCTGTCATAGACTCGACCGTTTGCCTGCGTTTCATACGTAGGCATATCGGAAAGAGTTGACGGAGCTGGGTCACTTGGATCGTAGTCCGCCGCGAGGTAGACTGAGCCGGGGGTGGTGGTCACAGCATCGGAGGGAACGTAATCGTAAGATAAACGTTCGAACCGGTACTGCTCCCAACCACGAGCCCGCTCAGACAGCCACGGGTAGAGTGCTAATCCGGGATTGATTCGGTATCGAGTTGACGCGAATGCGGTCGAACCAGAGATGGTGGCGATCAGCTCATGACCTTCGATGACGGTATCTTTTCCGTTCATTGAGATCTTTGGCTGTCGCGGCTGAACTCTATAGTTCGACGCAATTGGCGCGCGTGTTCGGGCGACTGGCAACATATTGCTCGAAGCCGCCCTCTTCTTCTTTCCTTTTGAGGATGAAGGTAAATTGTTGTTGTTTGGCATTTTAAGATGGGATCCACGTCTTGCCTGACGCCGACTGTACATCTTTAGAAACAGTCGCCTAGCGTTAGCGATACGGTCGTAACCATACCGATGAGCCGTTTCGGCGACCGCCCACCCGTGCAGTCTGTCGAGAATTCCGGTTCAGGAGTTGAGAGTGATTCTGATTTCAGTATTGAGACCAGTTAATGGGTTTTCCCATAGAGTAATCCCTCTCCAACCACCGATCAAGTGTACCTATATCCTAGTTCATACTAGACTTATAGACATTGCTTATCTTACGGTTGGAGAGCGACTACTCGCAGGGAGGCGCAAAATCATTCGCATAGAATCCTGACGGTTCCGCCTTGGCGGTTCCTAGGGAGGAAATATTGATTCGAAGGAGCAATCCTAAGAATCTCTGAAGTCCCCCCCACCTTACTACGGAAGTATCGCATCGATCAAGATGCGAGAGGCTGACCATTTAGCCTCACCGTTCTAGGTGGTTGATCTAAAGACCCCATTCCACTGTGGGTGGCAGGTCATTGGATCGTAGTTTAGCGTCGTTGCGGACGGATCCCTTGCCTCATTGCGTTGACCTAGGCTGATTAAGCCATAAGGTCCACTGCGATAGGGAGGTCTCCTTGATCATGAGGAGTCCTGCCAGTCGCGTCGTAGTTGGGTATGCGTGTTCGCCATAATTGGAATCTCAGGATAGTACTCGCCCGAGCCGC